TGGGGTAAGTTTGTCAGCCATTCTTTTTTAACCTTTTAGAAATTGCCGCCGCCTTTGCCCTGGCGTCAGCCTTAGATGATGCTCCCCAGGCTTGCAATGACAAAAGCAATCTGGTGGGTCGGCCCTTGCTATCACGCTCTGGGCCAGGGTTCCCAGCCATACGGGCCAGGAAGGAGGCGCGGCGTGGGTTATCACCCTTCTTAACAGGAGGCTTTAAGTTAGCCCCCTCCTTGCGCTTGAAATAGGCACGGCCAGCGGCATTAAGTCCGCCGGAAGGGTTCTGATGCTTTTTAAGCGTCATGACTTGGCGGCCCTCATGTTATCAACCAGATTTGGATATTTCCGCCCACCCTTACGAGCCATATCCATAGCACGTTTCTTCTGGGCCTTAGAAAGCCCCTGAGGCTTGCCTAAACTTTTCGGACGGGGTTTGTCCCATACTTGTTTCATATCAGCCTCCTAGCGTCTGCTGTTGGCCAGATACGCCCTTAACTGCATTAGGTCGATATGGCGAAAGCAATAAGCGATATGCTGAACGGCCACGGCGGCGTGAACGGGATGACGCGGTAGCAACGGTTTTAGCCTTTTCTTCAGATGCCTTGAGACGCTCTTCCTGTTGCTTGAGAACAGCCTCTTGTTTATCCATGGCCGCCTTCTGAGCCGCTTCAGCCTTTTCCATTGCGGCTTTCTGGGCTGGCATCATTTCTCCATAGAGAGCGGCTCTACGCTCATCCTTATCCATGCTGGTCGCAACATCAAAGACTTCCGTAAGTTGTTTTTTAACTAACTTCTCGCCAGCCTTTTGCACCTTCTTAACAACAGCACTCATATCAGCCTCCTAGCATACCACTAGACCCTTTGATCCCCGTCTGGGCATCAGGTCGCATAGAAGATAGCAAAAGCCGATATGGGCCACGCCGTCTTGCCTTGGCCGTAGCCTGGGCCTTCATCATGGCTGATTGCTCTTGAGACATCAGTTGCTCTTCCTGTTTCTCCAGGATAGCGGTCTGTTGTTCCATTGCCTGAGTCTGCATCTCAATGGACTTAGACATATCCGGCATCTTAGGTGTTCTAAATAAAAAACTCATTCGTAAAACCTCGACATCACATGATAGTCACTGCCATCCGGCCCATACTTAGCCAGCGTGGCTTCTTTCTTAAAATACAATGTCTCCGCAAATCGGATAGCCTGTAAGTGACGTGAATGAACCATGAATTGAAGTCTCCGCAGTCCCATAGCAGTACCAATGTGCTGAAAAAAGCCACGCCCTGCCCTTACCAAAGGTACTGGTGCAGTATTAATACGCTTGCTTGGCACCATCCAGGCCTCGCCAAATCCATCCCAAAATGGCACAACGCCAAATGAAATAAACAACTTATTCTTATACATTAGGCTAAAAGACGGGTTTCCCTCCGCCTGGGCCTTAATGTAAAGCGGAAAATCAGGAATATGTTTCGATGTCTCCCTGGTCATATCCGTCAGTTCCATCATATGAATATGCCCATAGTGAAACTCAACGGCCCTTAACCCTGTCCACTCGGACACCTGTTGCAAATTTACCATACACTAAAATCCAACTTAGCAACGGTAGGAGTAAAGTTACGATTACCAACACCCCTGGTAATACGGCGATGCTCACCAGCCCCAAGTAACAAATATCCAAACGCATCACCAACGTGGGATGAGTCATTCTTATTCGGCGCATCCCGAAACCTGTCAGTCCCCCCACTGATCCCAACACGCTTGAAGTGATATCCACCAGCCAACGCCTTACGCAACCTGGTACACCTGGCATTAACCCGTAATCCTGGCTTGCCATCAACAAGCCTCAACATAGGAGCGGCACCAGCTTCTCGCCGCACCTGGAAGTCGTTAGACGCCGTAGGTTGAGCCTGGAGACCAATCGTCCGCAAATGGTCAAAAGCCGTGACCTCAAATATCTCATCACGTTTCATACCAGCCGGATCACCCCAAACCTTAACCTCTAACTTCGGATACTTCATATTCAACTCATAGAGCAACATCTGACCAAACCTCTCCAGGCCCATATCCTCAGTCACAATCTCATCTAAAATATGCCACTTTCCTGACGCATACCGCTGACCAATCACCGCCGCCGGAGTCAACCCAAAGTCTAACCCAACATGAAGCGGCAAACTGTTATCAACTGGAATATCGCTATCCACCATAATCGTGTCATCATACTCATGCCAGACGGGCTTGCCCTCCTTCACATAGACATACTTACCGCCAACATAACACTCGATCCAATCTAACTCCTTGTCCCCGATCTGTTGCTCATAATACCCCTGGGGCAAGTTTCTAACATTCTCCGCCTTAGGATTATTAACCCACAACCTACCACCACCAGGCAAAGCCTCAGGATCATCACTGGTCGTCTCAACCATGCCAGGAGGTTGCTTATAAAAATTCCACTTATACTTCCCACGCACAGGCTCACGCTCCGACAGCCTATGCCACCAGTGATCATCAGCCATAGGGTTCGTATCAGCCCATATCCCACGCCAGGGGGCACCACCATTCGCCTTAGTCGGATATCGCCCGACACGATGGGTCAACCCCTGGATAATACTCAAGGGCAATTCCCTGGCCTCATTTACCCAGGCACCCGTGAGTTCAAGACTGAGCAACTTCCGGATATCCTTAGGCTGATCCAATGCCAAAAAGATAACCTCACAATCAATCCCTGCGGCATCACCCCTGGATGGCAACTTAATGTGATGCGTCAATGGCGGACTCCAACGCATTGGACCAAATACATTCTCCGGAAATAACTCAAGCCACGTCTTAATAGTCGTGGTCCGCAACTCCGGATAACTGTTCCGCACAACCACAAACCTTGAATACCTAATCCCATCCTTCGGAGATACAGGCTGTTTCACCGCCCTTAACATAATCTCAGCGGCACTAGCATACGACTTGCCAGACCCCACCGGACCCATCAAGCCACGGAAAAACGCATCATCCGACAGAAACCTCCAAACCGTAGGACTGGTAGAGAAATCTAAGTTCAACCCACCGAATACACCATCAGCATCAACCTTACGCCGTGCTGACCTATCCTTCGCCGCTTTCGTCCTCGCCATCCTTTTCCTCATACTCTGTGACCATAGGCCCATGTAAGTTAATACCAAGAACCGATGGCCGATCAGTCTTCTCAAGCCCTGGCTCCAACAACCCATGATGCTTCGCTAACATCCGCAAAGCCGATACCTTATCGTGCATCTCAACCTCAATGGCATTACCCATCCTGGTCGGCGTCACTTTCACCTTCTTAATCCCACGCCTAACATGAGCCGGAACATCCTTCGCATCCTTCAACGACACCCGTCCCTGTTCATCCCAGGACATCACCTCAGTAATATCAGATGACGCAAGAATAGCTAACTCTTGTTTTACCGCTTCACGCTCATCCTCAGACCCAAAGACCAAAGCCTTACGCATCTCTCTTACTGTCAGTTTTTTTGACATTAAACGCACCCTTCCTTAAATGCGCCCACCTCTTCTCAAAGATAGGCCTATGCGGTATCTCAGGTATCTTAAACAACTCCTGTAACTTACCACTCATCTTCGTCAAACTTGACTTTCCCACTAAACATCGCCTCCTCTAACTCATCATCGCTCATATCATCAAAATCAACAATCACTATATCCGGCTTCTTAACCTTAGGCCTGGGCGGTGCCTTGAAAGCCACAACCTTCCTGGGCAGTTCAACCTGGGGCATAACCACCTCTAACGTAGTGTACTTATGTCCACAAGACTTACACTGCCTCCGCCGCCGGATTGTATTCTCAAATGGCCTTGAGTCATAAACATCACTTTTGCTTCTGCACACTGGACAAAGCATTGGCAACCTCCTTCTCCATATCCGAAATCCCACGGCCTATGCCGCCATACCCAATAATATCAGCCCAGGAGTCATCATGCGTAGGCTCATGGATCAAACGGGCTAACTTCAACGCCACCATGCACATAACCACCTCATTCGGACTCACATCCTTCTGCAACAACACCGACCACAACTGAGCCACGGCTACATGGTTGGCGTATGGCGACCCATAGTTCATATTCCGCTCCCTGATGATTGCGGCTACCGACTCAATGGCGTCTGTGTATTTATCAATGCTCATGGCAAATCTCCTAAAATTTTGAGTGAGACCCCCGACCACACACGCGGAGGGGGGAGGGGAAGGGTGCCTTTTCCTGCAATATCAAGGACTTACGCACAAACATAGGCCCCCTGTTGCAATAGCGAAGCCAGCGTTTGGCTATTGTAATCCTGGCGATTATAGTGCCGACCATTTTGCCACCTGCTCTAATGTCATAGGCGGCGTTCTGCCAGACCTGAGGTTTGCTCTAGTCATATCAACGGTTGCAGTCTTGACCTGTTCCGGAGTGACGCCACGGCTTGCCAACTCTCTGGCAAAGTCCTGGTTCGGACCTGGCAATCTGCGCTGACCGGACGCCATCTCGATGCCCAAAACGAACGCTTGTGCAAGTATCCGAAAGTCGGGATTTTCACCCTCAGACTCCCTTCTCATATGCGGTACGCTCATGGCCTTCTCTTCGGCTGGCTCGGTTGCGACCTTCGGCCTCGGACTCCAGAACTGCTCACGGCTTGGCAACTCAGTCTGCGGCCCATCAAACATGACCTGGTATCTTGTGGTTCTCCAGGTGTTCTTAGGCTTGATAGTTGGCGGATAGTCTCTTGGTTGTAGCTTTCTGACGTATCCATTCTTGATCAGCCTTCCAACATGAACACTGACGGTCTTTGTGCTTCGACTAATATGCCTGGCTATGGTCACTCTTGATGGCCACGCTATGCCATAAGCATTGGTATAAAGACAGATGGCACCAAGAACTCTCAGCGTTGTCCAGTGCATCTTATCATCTTGAATGGCTCTTGCCGGAAGGACGCTATACTTCCTGATCTCTGGCTTACCGTCAAAAGGGGATTGGGTCATCTGGCATTGTCTCCGATGGTTTCAACTCAGTCACTCTTGCGCCAGGGAAGACTTGCTTTGCCTTGACCACCATAGGCGGAACAAAGTCCAGCAACTCCTCTGCGCTAACATATGCTACATCACCTGGCGCATCCTTTGGCATCTCTTCCATGGTCCTAACAAGTCGGACAGTAACATCAGGCATCCTGGGATGTCTCATCTCCCAATAGTCATTAGGATCAATAACCTTTGCGCCTTGCTCTGTTGCCATTTTGTCCAGGGCCTTCCACGCTCTGATCATACCCTCGCCATGTTTCCTGATCCCTGGCTCATCATTACGCTGGATAGCATCATTGAACCTCTCTCTTTGAGACAGGAACTTTTGACCCACATCCGGCTCAACCAGACGCTCCAATCTTTCCACCCCCCAGCGCAACTCCATCTCCCTTGCCACAAGGTCATGGGACAAGATAACTGCCTTCGTCTCCTCGGACATTGGGACAGTGGGACAGGACTCTAGAGAGTGTCCTGTCCGTCCCGTCTGTCGGACATTTGTCCCACGCTTGTCCCATTTACCGTAACCCTTTGATTTTATTCTGGACATTTTGTCCGTCCTCCTTGTCCGGCCCTCAATTACACTTCCACACCAGATTTGCCCATTTACCCACGATTTTCTTCTGGATTAGGACTTCTGCGGCACGACTAAAAGCCTTTCTCTCGGCATCCGGATTGCCAGTTGAGATGCTTTTGGTTAGTGATATTTGTCTCCAATATGACTCATCCACGACAGTCACTCCGGTGGGATAATTCTCTCCACCTGGTGATGGTTGGCCATGCTTTATCATTGCGTCATTAAGAGCATCCAGCACGGCCTTTTGCGCTGGCCTTAGGCCCTTTGCGCTACCGCCTTGTGGCCCTTGGTCTGTTCTCTCCAGGACCAGGCTTGTCTCAATATCCAGGGCAAGGGCATCAGCCGCCACCTCAACACTGATGGTATTCATCCAGATTGGGTCCATCATCTCTGCGTCTTTCTGCTTCTCCACGACCAGGGAGACTGACTCACCGACCCGTTCCACTCTCATTGATGCGTCTACTGCCCCCAGGATGGCTGATGAGCCTCTTGCCCCACGGGATGAGTCCTTGCCAGAGTGGTGAATAGCCATAACACAACAGTTGAAGGCCTCTCGGACGCTATCCATGGCTCTAATCGCCTGGCCTATGTCCTGGGAACTGTTCTCATCGCCTGTCATTGACCTGGCCAATGTGTCGAATATCACCAGTCTTACTGGCCCCTCTGACGCAGTTTGTATTGTTGTATGTAGGTCCTGGGCATTAGTCTCATCCATCAGGTCCACTGATGAGGGCACGACTATGAACGGTGCCTTTTGCTCAAGACCTCTGTGAATATGCCATGCCGCTATTCGCTTTTTAAGGCCCCCTACGCCCTCTCCAGCCACATATACGACCTGACCACCCAAAGTCGTCTGACTCTGCCACATGGCGTTGTGAGCCACACTGAGGGCCATATCCAATGCGATGAAGGTTTTACCGCACCCTGGCTCCCCATACATCATGGCCAGGGACTTATCTGGGATGAGGCCTTCGACCAGCCACTCGACAGGTGGGAGGTTGGCGATATCGTTTAGAGTTAGGATAGGGAGAGGCGTGATTTTGTCTTTAATTTCGTCTGCGGCTCTAATCAGTTGGGCCAGTGATTTTTTGTCTCCGCCTTGCGTGATCCAGTCGCTGACATCGCCTTTATCTCCTACTGGCAGTCTTAAGACCTTCATGCGCCTCGCTATGCCCTGGACATTGCCCA